ATTCATTCTGCAATCGTGTAGGCCCGGGTTCGAGAAAGTCGAATTAAAAGCCTCCGCCGAAGACCTTGTGAAGGTCGAGGCGTAACCGTCGGGTATGGCTGGCGGTGCGGTTGCACGGATGGCGCGAAAGCCGATAGGCGTTGCGCTCGGAGCAACAGGCAAGCGGATCGTTTCCGCCCAAGTGCTACCGCTTTGGCAAAATCACTTCACCAACGGGCGGCGGTCCAGCCGCAGGCGCCGGCTCGTGGTCAGCGCGGGCCGTGAAACAATGATTTCGACCATGTTTCACGGGTCCTTCCCCGCCACCCCCTCGCCCGCGAGGGGAAAACCGCCCGGGGAAACCCCAGTTGCAGCTTAAATCAAAGCCTTAAACCGGCCTTAAGGGCTTAAGTCAGGATGGAAAACGGCCAGCTTGCCCTTAAATCGGCGTTCGCGACCATGATGGGCGTCTCTGCCGCCCGCGTGTCGCAATGGCTGAACGAAGGCAAGATCGGGCCGGAGGCGCTGGCGGGGGCAGGGCGCTCGGCGCGCATCATCGTCCCGGTGGCGGTCGAGCACCTGAAGGAACGGCTGGACACGTCGCAACGCTTCGGCCTCAACGGTCTCGGCACGCGGCTGGACCAGGCAGGCGCCGACGCCCCGCCTGCTGTGCCGCAAGTTTGCGGCTCGCTGTTCGCGCCGGCGCCTTCTACGCCGGCCCCGCCCAAGCCTGTCGTCGATACCGTCGAGGCGCAGCTCAAGGCCCATAAGCTCCGCCAGGCGGAGCTGGCTACGCGCCGGCAGGAAGAGGAAGATCGCCTCGCGCGCGGCGTCTACGTCCTGGCGAGCGAAGCGCAGGCGGCGACCACCAAGGCCTGCGCCAAGCTGCTCGAGGCGCTTGACGGCTCGCTGGTCGATATCGCCGGCGAGTTCGCCGCGAAATACGAGATTCCCTCGCGGGATGCGCTCCATTTGCTGCGCGCCCAGATCAACAAGATGCGCGGCCGGATCTCGGAGGACTTCGCAGCGATGGCTTCCGCCGCGCCCGAGACGATCGAAGACCTCGACCGTCACGACTGATGAGCATTCATCTCGCCAATCCAGAGCGCCTGGCCCTTCAGGCGGTCGCCAACGTCTGGGCGCCGCCGCCTGTCGTCGACTACGAGCTATGGGCGCGCAGGAACATCGTCTTCTCGCCGCGCGAATCGCAATTCCCCGGCCCCTACAATTCGGAGCTGTTCCCCTACTTCGCCGAGGTCTACCGGGCGCTCGCCCCGTCCGATCCCTGCCGCATCGTCACGCTCGCCAAGAGCGCGCAGATCGGCGGGACCATCCTCGCCAATATCTTCCTGCTCGGTTCGCAGGACCTCGACCCGGGCGACATGCTCTATGTCCACCCGACCGAGGATAACGCCCGGCGCTGGTCGAAACTGAAACTCAAGGCGATGCTCGACGGCTCGCCTCGCCTGCGCGCGGTCTTCCCAGAAAAGTCACGCGACGGCGGAGACTCGGTCCTGTTCAAGGAAAGGGCCGACGGTCGCGGCTCGATCCTGATCTCCGGCGCCAATTCGCCCGCCAGCCTGTCGCAAGTCTCGATGCGGCTGCAGATCCAGGACGATCTGGCGAAGTGGGAAAAGAACAACGCCGGCGACCCGGAGAACCAGGCCGACAGCCGAACCCGCGCCTTCGAGTTCGGCAAGATCCTGAAAATTTCGACGCCGCTCGTCATGCCAGGCTGCCGCATCACGCGCAATTTCGAGGCGGGCAGCCAGGAATATTATCACGTTCCGTGCCCGCATTGCGGTGTGCTGCAAACGCTCGACATCGAGAACTTTCTCGCCAATCTCGACGAGAAGCATCCCGAGAAGAGCTGCTTTTTCTGCATCGAATGCGGCGGCTCCATCCAGGAGCACCACCGCCCCGAAATCCTCCGGCCCGAAGAACTCGGCGGCCGGGCCAAATGGATCGCGCGCCATCCGGACGCGATGCGCCAGCACCGCAGCTTCCACATCTGGTCGGCCTATAGCCGCCTGCAAAGTTTCGAGCTGATCGCCCGCGAATGGCTGTCGCGCCGCGGCGATCCCGAAAAGGAAAAGGTTTTCTACAACGACACGGCGGGCAAGGCCTACCAGGTCAAGGGCGAGGCGCCGCCGTGGGAAGAGCTGCGCAATCGCGGGGAGATCGGCCACCGGCGCGGAACCATCCCGGCGAGCGGCCTGATCGTCACTGTCGGCGTGGACGTCAACGGGACAGTCAACACCACCTGGCTCAACTGGCAAGCGGTCGCCTGGACCCGCGACGGCCGCCGCCATGTCATCGATTACGCGCGTATCGAAGGCTCGATCGACGACCCCGCGACGCACGCCAAGCTCGACGCGGTGCTGCATTCAAAATGGAGGCACGACTCGGGCCGCGATCTCGGCGTCGATCTGCTCGCCATCGATGGCAATTACCTGACCGAGGAAGTCTGGGCCTGGGCGAAACGCCATCCCGTCTCGAAGGTCATCATGGTGCGCGGCGTCGACGGCGACAACAAGCCGCTGATCGCGCGCGTCAAGAAGGAACATAACAACCGCACCGGCAAGGTGCTGCGCTATCAGTCGCGATTCTACAATTTCGCGTCCTGGATCCTGAAATGGGCGCTCTACAAGAACCTGCCCAAAGTTGACCCGCTGGAGATGGGCTTCGTCAGCTTCCCAAGCGGGATGGGCGACGAATATTTTCAGGAGCTGACGGCCGAGCGCCGCGTCGAGCGGAAGGACCGCTCCGGCTTTTCGTCCTTTACCTGGGTCAAGGAAGACGGCCAGCGCAACGAGGCGCTCGACACCATGTGCCAGGCCGAGGCGGCCGCCATCAAATTCGGCGTGCGCGACCTGCCGCCGGCGGGCTGGGACAGGTTCGAGCGCGACCGCGCGACCCCGGTCGAAAGCGGCCAGCTCGATCTTGAAGACATCATGCACGGCGCAACCGCCGCGCCGGCCAGCGCCGAGACGACGGCGGCCTCGTCGGGCGCCGCAACCGCTCCGCCGCCCAATCCGGCCGAGGGCAAGCCGAAGCCCCGCCGCACGCTCGCCGATCTCGCCGCCCTCGGGCGCAAATAGACCCTCTCGCCGGCGACGGCAAAGGACGCCAAATGACCGATCCGACGCCCACGACCGCCGATCTTCTGACCCGACTGGCGTCGCTCGAAGCCGCCATGGTCAAGGCCGCTTCCGGCCAGGTCGCGCGTATTCGCGAAGGCGAGAAGTGGATCGAATATCATGCCGGCGACACTGCCGAACTACGCCGCCTGATCACCGAGACCAAGGATCAGCTCGCGAGCCTCGGCGTCTTGCTGTCCGGCGCCCGCGGCCGCGCCCGCCGCCCGGTCTATCTCGGATGAGCGTGCCGGCCCTGCTTGACCCTCATGGCGACCCGATTCCGCGTTCGCGTGCGGTTTCCGACCGCGCGCGCATGTTTGCGGCCGGGTTCCGCAACGCCTCTTGGTCGGATCCCGACCTCGCCGCCTGGACGCCGAACCTTTATTCGGCCCATGCCGCCTATGCGCCCGACCGCATCGCTTTGGCGTCGCGGGTCAAGGACCTGGTGCGCAACGAGGGCTGGCTTTCGGCGGGCGTCACCAAAGTCACGGACGCGGTGATCGGCTCCAACTGGATGCTGTTCTCGACGCCGAATTGGCAGTCGCTCGGCATGGAGCCGGACGCCGCGGCCGATCTCGCGGTGCAGATCGAAACAGCCTGGTCGGACTATGCCGACGATCCGGACTGCTGGATCGACGCCGGGCGGCAAATGACCTTCGGCGGGTTGCTCGCGTTGTGTTTCCGTCATCGCATCTTTGACGGCGAGGCGCTCGCCGCAATGCTCTACGAACCCGGACGCGCCTGCGGTACGGCGACCTGCGTTCATGTCGTCGATCCCGACCGGCTGTCGAACCCCTATAACGAAATCGACACAGTCACGCGGCGGATGGGCGTGGAGCTCGGCCCTAACGACGCCCCACTTGGCTACTGGATCCGCGCCGCCCATCCCGGCGACGCCGGAGTCTATAACCCGAACATCTGGAAATGGGATTTCTGGCCGCGCGAAACAGCCTGGGGCCGACGCCAGGTGCTGCACGCCTTCGAGACCGAGCGCGCCGGCCAGGTGCGCGGGCAATCGGTGATCAATTCGCTGATCAAGGTCATCAAGCAGATGGGCCGTTACATCGACGCCGAGCAGCAGGCGTCGCTGATGAACGCCATCATGGCGGCCTTTGTGGAATCGCCCTACGACCATGAAAAACTCGCCGAGGATATGTCCGCCGGCGACATGAGCGAATTGTCGGCCTATGACAGCACGCGGCTGGACTGGCACAATGCGCGGCCGATCGGCCTCGGCGGCGCGCAGGTCAATTTCCTGCACAGCGGCGAAA